GGCTGGCCGGGGCCCCCGACGCGCAAGCGGACAACAGACACAGACTCGCAAGACTGAGCGATTTCATCGACCACCTCCGGTGCTGAGGGCTTGATTGGCGGCGGTGCGGGCGGCGCCCTGGGAGAGCGTGTCCTGCAGCATCTGCGCGGCGCGTTTCGCCATCCATTCCTCGGCTTCCTTCATCATGCCGTCCGGGTCTTGAAAGTCGGCGGCTTGCAACACATAGCGTCCGCTGACGAGGCCCAGCGCGTTCAATTGCATCGCCATTTGAGCGCGATGGAGGCGCGATCCGGGGGCGGACGAACCCGGCAACACGCTGAAGCGCGTATAGCGGAAAACGTCTTGGCGCTCCTGGTCGGTGAGCGGCTGACCGGCATCGTTCAAGAACAATTCATTCCGCTTGAACGCATAGTCCAGGGCTTCGCCGGTCGGTCCCATGATTTGGAAAATGCGGTCGCTGGTCATGAATTGAAAGATACGGGCAATGATCTTGTTGCCGACGCGGGTAAAGAGATCTTCGAGGCGCGAGGCTCGCGCCCGCGTCATCAAGTTCGCGCCTTCTTGCAGTCCTTCGACGGCTTGGCCGGATTGCAGAGAGCCGGGGTTTTCCCCCAACGTGACATCGGTGATGCCGCAGAGGAGTTGCGCGAAGGAGAAGATCATGCGGGCGATTTGGACTTTATCCGCACCGAACGGTTTCGGTGGTTCGATGCTCAGCATCTTGTTCGGCCCGCCCTGCTTCCGCAGAATGAGCGAGGAGCGAATCTTGTTCAATTGCTTCATCTGCTTGGAGTCGAGCACATCCGCGTCCATCAGGACGGTGATGAAATTCGTGAGGATCTGATTCTCGACCAGTCCACCCGCCAGCATGTTGAAGGAAGTCTGGAGACGGCGAAGCCGCATGGTTTCGCTCCATCCCCACGGATGTTCGGGATCGACGCCCCAGTCGAACCAATCGACGGGAATGAGCCCGTCCCAGAAGGGATTGGGGCCGTCGCTCAGCACCACATCGTCGGTGAAAATGAGATGACGCCCGTGCGGGAACAGAAGCATCCCATCGGGGCTGAGTTGGCGATCCTGAATGAACGCCTCCCACACCACGGCGCGGGCGATGGCCCCCTTGCGGGTGGCGGTCGCGTCGCGCTCGCGTTTGCGCTTGAGCAAATCGGGCAGCGGCGAATCGACTTCACGCCGAGCGGATTGCGGCGTGCCGACGGGAGCGTCCGCGACAACCAATGCGCCGCGTCCGGGGAACCGTTGTTTCAATTCGCTGACGGGGCGTACCCGTTTGATAAAGACATACTCGGCGCGGTCGAAAAAGCCCGCCTCAACCGTCAGGGGATCGACCAACACTTGGTCTTTGCGGAGGACTTCGAAGAAAATCTCGTCGTTGATCGGGTCGTAGCCGGTGTAGAGTCCGGCGGAGCGGCTGATCGCGGCGTTGTGGACCATTTTGAAGGTCTGGCGCTGGAGGTCGCTTTCCTGCCACACGGCGGTGATGACTTTCTCCAACACCTCCGCGGTTTTCTTCATCCCGACTTTGCGGTGTTCGACGCGGAGGATCGGACGGTTGTCCGTGAGACTGGCGCTCATGCGGTCGATGAAGGCTTGGACAAAATTGGCGTCAAACAGGCGATCCTTCGGCCCGACTTCGCCGCGATACAGCTTCAGGTCGTCGTCCTCGGTGAGTTCGTCGGAGCGCGTCAGCACGTCCTCTTTCCACCGTTCGGCCTCTTGGCGCAGGTCGCGCAGTCGATCCAGCAGGCGTTGTTCGTCGGCCCCGATGGGGTTGGACGTGAGAATTTGCGGCGGAAGATCGGACATCGGTTAGCCTACCACCTGTTTGCGCGGTGTCGGCGCTTCGACCCCCTTCGGCGTCGTGCGGAGGGCGCGTTGATGGCGTAATTCCGCGAGTCCGGCGCTCACGGCGCACGGTTCGCGGTCGTCGGTCGGGGCGCAAAAGCGTTGGTCCCGGTGCGCGGGGATGAAGGACACGCGGCACCACTCGCAGTCCCGGGGGCCGAGCGCCACCGGCTCCGCTGTGCGATACCCGCGCTCCATGTGCGGCGATTCGCTAATGGGGCTGTTCAGTGCTTTTTGATCGTAGGCGCGGGCGATGTAGCCGAGGAGATACACCGCGAGGGGCCGATTGGCGGTCGCCGCCAATTCTTCGATCATCTCGCGGACGTGGGCATCGGCATACGCGAGGAGGGTGCGACAGGCGCGGTCCAGATCCTCGAAAGGGGAGACGGGGATGGTGGGAGCGAGATGCCGATCGAACTCGACCGGGCCTTGGTCGATCACCGGTTGACTGACACGTGTGGGATACTCCCGACGATCCTTTTGTTTCGACATACCGAGGTCCTCTAGTGATTGGTGCGCTTAGTGATAGGCAGTGTCGCCGGTCAGCCACTCCATCGCATGACCCATGTCAGGCGTCCCAGCCAATTCGTGGTCAATATCATGAAACAGATGATCCGGGTGCGCCAGCGTCGTCGGCTCCCGGTCTTCGAGGGTGAGGGACCGGGGGCGGTCGTCTGAGGCGCTGAGGAGCGCCAGCATGTAGGCGTTGAGGAGATCGTCGTGGCAGCCGGTGCGTGCGCCCCATTCGTCGAGTCCGATAGTGCGGAAGTCCCGCATCTCTTGAACCAGGGCAGTCGAGTGAATCCTTGGTTGTTCCCGCTTAAGCAGCTGAACGGCATTGGTGACGAGCAGCGATTTGTCGCGCTTGGTGTAACAGAACCCGGCTCGATTGGAGATTTTACCCGTGGTGTCGTCGCGGCGGCGGTTCAGCCAGAGATTCGGATAATCACGGCGCTGGAGGTCGTGGAGAAGGGCATGACCCCACCCGCCGGTGACATCGGGGATCAGTTGGGCTCTATTATAAATCATTCCGGTCCAAAACACAAGATCGAGAAAGTCCTCGTCGGCGGGATTCCAGTGCCCCCGGGCTTCGGCCACCTGTTCGAGGGTATCGCGGCGGACGACTTCCAGCGCGGTCCAATCGCCGTCGTGGCCTCCGGCGGGGTCGATCCCGATGTCGTAGAATACGCCGTCCTGCGGGGCTTCCCACACCTCCAGCGCACCGCCGTAGGAGCGGCGCAGGCCCTCGTTGGTTGCGAGGTGGCGGGTGCCGGGACGTATGTGGTCGGCCAGGTAGTCGAGCGTGCTGTCCTCGAAGGTGCGGGTGGTGCCGCCGGGGATGATCCACGATTCTTCCCAGGTCATCGGGAAGTTTTCAAGGAAGCGTTCGGGTTCGGCGGCATATTTGCTGCGCTCGTTGCGCCACCACACGATGTTGGCGGGCGTGAGGTCCGGGATCACCTCCATCAGGTGGCGCTCTTCGGCGGTCAGCGTGAAGTCGCTCGGGACGGGGCGCTGGTAGAGCTCGTGCATATACCACGGAATGAAATGGAACTCGAACTCTGTTTTGCCGTCGCGGGCGGCTTCCGCGAACCGTTTGAACCACTCGCCGCCGTAGAAACTGGTGCTCTCGATGATGACGATGGACGGATCGACGCCGCGGGCTTCGCTGAAGGTTGGGAAGAAACTGGATTGCACGTCCTGCGCGTTGGGGTAGCGAGCGGCTTCGGTCATGTGGACGAAGTGGTTCATCTCGCCCGCCCCGACGTTTTTGTTGCGGGAGTGTCCGGCCAGAATGCGCCCGTGCCGGTCGGGGAAATCCATCTTGAATTTGGAGAGATATTCGGCTCGCGGTTTGAGCGGCGCGGGGAGGTTCGCGTAGAACTTGGCCATCGCATCGAATCGCTCGATGGCTGTGGGTTCATCATACGACATCACAAAGGAGTTGTAGTAATTGCGAAAGGCGGTGCGATGCAGCATCATCGAGCCGGAGAGGGTACTGGCCCCGACTTGACGGGCTTTGCCCCAGATTTGCCGGATGAACCCCGTGCGCTTGTGCTGCGCTTTCATCCGGTCGAACAGATAGCGTTGGACGCGGTTCAGCGTGAGCGGCGGAAAACCGACGGCGGTTTTGGATTTGACGCGGAGGTAGTGCTCGGCAAAATACGTAAACGACCGCTCACAACGGTCGAGTTCCCGCATCCAATAGACGCGGGATTCCGGTGTGGTCACGAAGTCGGAAGACATGCGTAAGCCCGGCGGGCGACACGACCGCTAACGAACGGCGCGGATCAATTCCAGGTCGCCGGTCCGCCGAATGTGCCGATCGTGGCGGACGGATCGTCCGGTTCGGTTTCTCGGCTGGTGTAAATCTGGATGGATGGCGGGAGGTGGGTGTCGAGGGCTTGGCTGATATCGGTCAGCGCCTTGAGCAGGGCGTTGTTGATCTCACAGACACGAGCCAGCTTCCGCAAGCAGGACACGAGCAAGGCGACGAGCCCGATATTGACCGCCAGCAGGACGAACGCCAGGACTTCAATCATCGGGGTGATCCTTTCTCTCGCAGGCGAAAGCCCACGCCACGAGACCGAGCCCCGTGACAAAGACCACCGCCCAAATCGCGCCCAAGAGTACGGTCAGCATCGTGGGATCTCCCTACTCTTCGAAGTCTAGGTTGAGAATTTCCATCTGCCGCACGTCCGCCAGCCAGCGTTGCACACTATCGGTGTCGCGGTGGCTCCGGGCCGGGCGACGTTCAAGCCCATCTTCCCACTCTTGGTCGTCGTCGTCAAGCCAAATTGTGCATGCGTCGTCAGACAGGAGCTCATCGGAGTCGGGTGGGGTGGTCCGGCGATTGGGTTTTTTCCGGCGCATCGCTTACACTTGTTCTTTCTCGCCCTGGCCGATGGTGCCGCCTTCAAGGGTTTTACTGATCGTCGCCATCGAGGAGCAGTTTTTGCATACCATCACCCACAGCCCTTCCATTTCCCGGTGGACGGTCAACGGCGATGCGCAAAAGGCACACCGTTTCTCGTGGGTGGTGGTGATTTGGCCCGCTTCCATGAGCGTTTTAAATTCTTTTTTGAGGATGTCCCAGGCCAGGGGGTGCAGGGTGTAGAGACAGGTATCGCCGGTCGGTTTGGTGATGCGCACAGCCGGTCGGCGGTCGTCCAGCACCACTTTCTCGTCCTGGCGGGCGGTGCGCCAATGCTCGCGGAAGACATCGGCGCGAACCTCAACCAAGACTGTACCATTTTGGAGTCGTTGAATCAACATAGGCCATCAGGGGGGCGGGTGGGGTACAGCGGAGGTGGGGATTGGGGGCCGATTCGGCGCGGCCCGGCGTGACCGTCAGGTGGTTTCGCTGAATTCTCCGAAATCTTCCTCGATCACTTCGCCTTCGACCATGTTGAGAATATCCATGATTTGCTGGCGTTTGTCGGGCGGGAGGTCGCCCAACCGGGGAATATCGCGTTGGCTGGTGATTTTGGCGTTGATATGGAGCGTCGAGCCGTGGCGCAGTTTCAGCAGGATGGATTCGACTTGGAGCGCGGCTTTGGTTGCGAGGAATTCCAATTCGGAATTGCTAATCTGGAACGAGTCCTCCGCAAGGCGATGGAGTCGGTTAAGATCTGCAAAGGCTGCGTGGACGAGTTGCGCATCAAATCGAGACAGAACTGTCGATACACTGCCTCGGGGACTGCCTGAATCTGCGAGGACAGGCGGGTTCTGGCTTCCGGCGAGAGCCGCGCGATAGCCAGATCCCGACGGGCTTTGCACAGACCCAGGATCAGCACCCATTTCGGGTTGATCCGCACGGTCCGCTTGCCCGTCACCCAGTAACTCCTCGGGTAGTGCCGGAAGAATCGGCGGACTGTCCGCGGGTCGATGTTGAGGATCTGTGAGACGTGGGAAATCGGTATCCATTCGGCAAGATTGCGGGGTGGAAGGGTGGACTTACACGAATACACCGGCACGTAGGGCATGACGAGCGGAGTCAGGGCTGTCGGCGGATGGCTTCGACCGAGATTTGCAGCTTACACAATTGGGTGTGGGGGTCAAGCGTCGGCGGTCCATCCAGATCAAAATCGCGCACGATAAACGTTTTCCCGACATCATCGACACCGATCACGAAGGAGCCCAGGCGCGTCCCATCGGTTTTGCGGATATCCACGACGATCCCCTCGTCTTGGACAAGCCGCAGCTCGGCGGCTTTTGCTATGTGGCGTTCGCTCAACACGGCTGTATTGGTGATGCTGGGCAGGATGGTGGTGTCAGGCAGCGTGGGCCATGCGGGTCGTGGCGACGCGGCTGCCGTGTGTGGGGAGACCTGGATGATGCCGGACGAATCGGTCGTATCCTGCGGGCTGGACTGTCCGGCGGTCGCGGGCCCCAGAAACCCACGAAGCCCAGGGACGGTCGTTGCACCCTTTGTGTGAGTTTTCATGCTTCTATTCTATACTCCTTCCCGCCATAAATCAAGATCGAGCGGCGGAGGATGGGGACCTGGGTGACGTGGAATAGGCCGGACTTGTCCACTTGGACGACGCTGAAGCCCTGTTGCCAGTCCGGCCACTGCTCATATTCGGGGTCCAACCGGCAGAGGCAGCCGTTTTCATAGGCGGCATACGCCCCGCCCATGTTGCGGTGGTAGTACACGCCGAGGCGGTGGCTGTGGCCGACCAGGACGCTGATGCCGTACTTTTCGAAGTGAGCGCGGGCGGTGTCGCCGGAGTGTTTGCGGACGCGGCTGCCGTGCGTCACATAGAGTTTGCCAAGATGGATGCCTTGGCCGTAGGGTTGCCACTGAAAGCCGAAGTCCTTCATGCGCATGGCCGCGTCGAAGTCCTTGAACATCGCTTTGAGCTGGGGGTTACGCCAGATTTGCCGCCGCCAGCGATCCTCGTGGTTGCCGCCGATCCACCACCGGTCTTTTGCGCATCGGCTCAGCGCGGCCATCAACTGTTGGGCTTTCTCGATTTCAACCGACAAATCACTGTCGATGTCTGGATTTTTGGCGAAGTCCGAAATGTCGTAGGCGTCGGTGATGTCGCCGTTGAGCACCACACCGTCCGGTTGAAGGTCCCGGACGAACGGCAAGACCAACCGATTCAACACCCGCTGGTCTTCAAACGGAAACTGAATGTCGCTGAGCACGATGTAGGTTTTCATCGGTCTGAATCAGGCTCGCCTCCGTTCGACGGTGAAGCGCCAACGCCCCTCCACGCTGCGATACTTGCGGATGCGGTACATCGGTTGCAGTTGAAAGCTGGTCGTGACGGCGACGACGTGCGCGGGGGCTTGGTGATGGGTGATGACGAGGTATGTGGCGGTGTCGTCCGTTTCCAACATCTCACAATCCGCGGTGACATCCTCCCACCGCTCCGCTCGATTGGCCGCTGAACGCCGCCGTGCCACGCGCATCAGTATAGCAGATTTCCACTAGGCGTCAAGGTCGGCCTCCACCCCCCCTCCCCCTCCCCCTTTCCGGGGGTACCCCCCTCCTGGCGCGAGAAGTCCGGCCAGTTGTCACCATACACCAATTTGTGAACACCCCGGTTATCCCCAATTTATCCACAAGTTATCCACAGCTTATCCACAGCCTATCCACAGCCTTTCCACAGCTTATTCACAGCCTTTCCACAGCCTTTCCACAGCCTTTCCACATCCCCCAATTGTGAGGTATGGATCTTGCAGGGGATGCAAGGACCGTGCCTGCGGGCGGACTGACCAAACTGCCCCATGGTGGGGCACAAATGCGCCACACTCTCATTGGAGCTTGCCAGGGTAGCCTGGCTTAACCCTGAGGAAACACACGGTAGGAGGCAGTAGCCTCCTCGGCACAGGCATTGCTAAGGGTAAGGGGTAAGGAGGGGACCATGAGACATATACAATATGCGCGCATCGAAGGCCGTGCCTGTCCGTTGGCGCTGGAACAGTGCTGGACTCGCGTTGTGGAGCACTATGCAGCCTTCCTGTCATCGAACGTAGACCGAGCAGAGCT